GGTGGATGTTCGTTCATCCGTCCGCCCCGGCTGCGTATCTATTCGCCTGATGAACGAGGTGTCACAGATGATCGAGAGCAACGTCATTCCGTTTCACTACCAAGGCCAGGCAGTACGCTTCAAGGGCGACGGCTGGATCAATGCAACCGATGTAGCCAAGCGGTTCGGCAAGCGGCCAGCGCACTGGTTGGAGCTACCAAGTACCAAGAGCTACATGAACGCACTCAGGAAGCACCTTGGTGCTGGGTTTGATGTCGGAAAATCCGACCTCAAGCTTGTTGAGTCATCGAAAGTGCGTGGCAAGGCGGGCACCTGGCTCCACCCAAAGCTGGCTGTAGCGTTCGCTCGCTGGCTCGACGATGACTTTGCCGTCTGGTGCGACCTGCACATTGATGCCCTGCTGCGCGGTGAGCTGAACGAAAAGCAGCAGTTCGACCGAGCTTGCCGGGCGCTCGACGATGCAAAAGAAGTTGCAAGCCTGAGCGGCCGAGAGCTCGCCCGCTGGCGCAACAAGAAGCCTGGGCTTGAGCATGAGGTCGAGTACTGGCGTGACCAGCTGCAAATGACCCTGGGCCTCGACGCGGCCTGATCCAAGCCCAACCAATGCACCGCCACATGGCGGTTTTTTTACGCCTATCGATAGGAGAAACCGCATGTCGAGCGGAGCCAAGGTCCAGCTGGCCTGGATCAAAGAAGTAACCCCCGGCGTGACGCCGGCCGGCGACTGGAACGTGCTGACGCGCATCAGCAACGGCCTGATGCCGACTTTCAACTCGGAAGAGAACAACGAAATCGGCTTCACCCGGATGTCGCAGGGCACCGCCCAGACCACCGTGGATGTGGGCGGCGATATCGAAACCAAGTGGCGCTTCGGCGCGCTGGACGAGTTCATGGCCTCCTGCTTCGGCAAGGCCTGGGCCAGCAACCAGCTCACCATGGGCGACGACCGCATCACCTTCTCGATCGCCTCCTACGCGACCGACATCGGTGTGTCGGCAATCGCCCGCGGCGTGCAAGTCGCCACCATGAACTTCGATTTCCCGGGCGACAACGAGGTCACGGTCACCACGACCATGGCCGCGCGCGCCTGGGATGACAAGGGCGACAACACCTCGTTCATCATCAATGCCCAGCCCGAGGCCAGCCAGCGCCGCTTCAGCTTCAAGGACATCAGCGGCCTGAAGATTAACGGCGTCCAGGTGGGTGAAGACAACGCCTGCGTCGACAGCTTCAGCCTGCAGTTCGACAACGCCGTCCAGACTCAGCGCTGCATCGGCAACGGCAACCCGTACCCGGGCAACATCATCGCCACCACGTTCACCCCGTCCGGTGCGATCACCATCAGCTGGTCGAAGATGGCCTACGAACTGTGGAAGGCCCAGAAGGGCAACGACGCGATCAGCTTGGAATTCACCATCGGCAACGCCGACGGCGGATACAAGTTCCTGATCCCCGAGATGGAAGTGACCGCGGACTGGCCCGATGGCGGTTCGACCGACATCATCCAGGTGGAACTGAACTACACCGCCCGCCGCGTGGCGCCGACCATCACCCGCCTGCCGGCGCCGATCGTTGTAGCTGCTGTGGATGTCACCCCGGCCACCCTGAGCGTGGCAGTGGGAGCAACTGCCGACCTCGAAGTAGTGGTCACCCCGTCAGGTGCCAGTCAGCAAGTCAACTGGACCAGCTCCGCCCCGGCAATCGCCAGCGTGAGCGCAACCGGCCTGGTCAAAGGCTTGGCTGCCGGTACCGCCACCATCACCGCGACCAGCGCCGCAGACGGCACCAAGACCGACACCTGCGCTGTCACCGTTACCGCTTAACCCATTGCCCGGCGCGCCCTGCGGTGTGCGTCGGGCCTTTTACCGCAGAGGAATACCATGGCCCTTGTTATCTCCCAGGCTCCGAAGCTGGACATTGAAGGCACGCGATGGGTGGATATCGCCCCGGGCGTGAAGATCAAGGTCGGTTCGGCAGCTAATCCGAAGTTCAAGTCGCACCACGCCATGATTCAACGGCACCAGTCCATCGTCGACTCGCGCTACGGCGTGGGCACCGAAGGGTTCGACCCGGTGAACGCCGAAATCCCTGAGATCGAAAGCATGGATGACATGCTGGTCGACCTGGTGTGTAAGCACATCATCCTGGGGTGGGAGGGTGTCGAAGAGGCCGGACAGCCTGGCGTAGATGCCCCGTACACCCAGGAGCGCGGGAAGCTGCTCATTGCCCAGCGTCCTGATGTTTACTTCACCGCCTTGCAGGTGGCTACGGACATCGCAACGCGGGCTGAGGAGCGGGCCAAAGAGACGGCAAAAAAGCCGTAGAGGCGTACTGCTGGGGGCGAGACTGGGCGGGCGAATCAAGCGAGAAAGCCCGGTGGAAGCGAGAGCGCCTGAAAGGCGTAGAGCCTGTTCCGCCGGCTCCAGAGATCGACCCGGTAACCGCAGAGATCCTTGCGGCCTACGGCCACATCGGGAGATCGCGCCAGTACGTCGGCATGGTTGGCGCGCCTGCGCCGATCTCTCCAGCCATCATAGGCCAATACCTGGAGCGATATCCTTCGGCAATCTGCCGTGAGGAGTTCGACGCCTCGATATTCGCCCTCGATGACGAATTCCGCCGGCATTGGGACGAGCAGCAAGAGAAGGCCAAGCCCAAAACACCGCCGAAGAAACGATAGCCCGCCGAGCGGGTTTTTTTACGCCCGGAGAAAGGCATGGCTCAGGAATCTCGCCTCTCGATAGTCATCGACTCGCGGAGCGCAAAGCCGCAGGTTGACCAACTGCGCACAGGCCTGGCTGGCCTGGACAAAGCAGGCAGCCAGGCGGCTGATAGTGTGAGCAGCGTAGGATCAGCGGCTCGCGCTGCTGGAAGCGCCCTTGCTGCCCTTGGAGTAGGCGCAGTAACCCGTGAGGTCCTGCGTCTAACCGACTCGTTCAAGTCCATGCAGGGCTCGCTGGCCTTGGTCAGCACCTCGACGACGAACGCCAATGAGTCGTTCCAGAAGCTTCTGGCGATGGCCAACAACACCGGCAGCTCGCTGGAGGCCACCGTATCGCTGTACACGCGCCTGGCTAACGCTACGCGCGGCGCTGGATTCACCCAGGAGCAGCTGCTGAACGTCACGGATGCGCTCAACAAGGCGTTCGTGATCTCTGGCGCGACGATGCAAGAGGCTTCGAACGCTGCTATTCAGCTGTCCCAGGGGCTGGCATCTGGCACCCTGCGCGGTGAAGAGTTGAACTCTGTGATGGAACAGGGCCCGCGCATCACCCGGGCCTTAGCTGAGTATCTCGGCGTCACCAACGGCCAGATCCGCCAGATGGCAGCGGAAGGCAAGATCACATCCGATGTGGTCACCAATGCGCTGCTGCAATCGCTGTCGTCGCTGAACAGCGAGCTCGACAAGATGCCTCGCCGGTTCGAGCAGGCAAGCGTGGCCTTGAAGAACAACTTCTTGGCCGCTATCGGACAGATCAACGTAGACCCGGTTGTTAGCTCGGTAGATGCCCTGGCCAGTTCGCTCGCCAGGCCTGAAGTGGTCATGGGTATCCAGAGCATTGCCAATGCTCTTGGTAGCCTGGTGGCGGTCGGCGGCGATGGCCTCAAGGCAGTAGCGGAAAACACCGATGTACTCATGGCCATCACTGGCGCCTACGCAGCCAAGGTCGGAACTGGGCTGGTGGTTTCGCTTGCGGCTGCTACTAAGGCTCGCTATGCCGATTTGGCGGCGAGTCAGCAGCAGGTAGTCGCTGAGAGGCAGGCAGAAGTGGCGGCCACGGCAGCTACGGCGCAAGCCTCTCGGAAGGCCGTGGCCGAACAAGTCGCTGCAGTTTCAATCACTCAGCGTTCGATGGCCGAGACCGCAGCGGCAAGAGCGGCCCAGGCAAATACCGTTGCCCAACTGCAAGCAGTACAGCAGCAGCTGGCAGCTGATCGCGCGCTTGAGGCGCAGCGCCTCCAGGCGCAGATCAATGATGTTGGTCGCCAGCAGTCGTTGACCCGACTTGCTGAGATCAGAAGGGCCGAGGCCGCAGTAACGTTGCAGCAGGCAGCAGCGGAGCGCGCCCTTGGGCAGATGGCAGGGCAAGAGGTCATCATTCAGAGCCAGCTTGCGGCAGGCCAGGCCCGGCTAACGACTCTGCGCGAGGCTGACACGGCTGCTGTCGTGGCGCAAAACGCCGCACAGGTTCGCCTGAACACCGCGCAATCGCTTGGCGCGCGGGCCTCGGCTGGGCTGATGGCATTGGCCGGGGGGCCTATAGGCCTGCTCACCACTGCGCTGACCGTGGCTGCAGGTGCCGCCATCTACTTTTCGTCGAGCACAGACAGCGCCACTCAGTCGCTGATTGACCAGAACCTTACGCTTGACGATTCCATAGTTAAATATCGGCAGCTCAGTGCCGAGCAGCAGCGCTTTCAGTCGGCCAAATGGATGGAGGCCCAGCGTGATGCGGCCAAGGACGCCAGCAGCGCGCTCAGCGAGTATTTCACCCGGGCGTTTGATGGCCTGAACTCACTGGGCGCCAGTGGAGTCGAGTCGGCCGACACCTTCAAGCGAATGTTTGAAGAGGTCAGGAATGGCCAGCGCTCCCTAGACTCGCTGACCGGTTGGCTGACCAGCAACACTCAGATTTCCAGAGTGTACCGTGACGAGTTGGTCAAGATCGGCGCCGAGTACTCGGCCAGCAGCCAGAAGGCAGGCGACTACGCGCGCCTTCTGGATCGCAGCAAGACCGCAACGGATGGCGCTGCCAGTTCAGTAAAGTCTCTAGCGAGCGCGCAGCAGGCTTCGGCCGCGGCGGTCGGCGGCGGCGCCCAGGCCTGGGAGAAGTACATTTCCCAACTGACGCAAACCCGTGACCTGGTTGGTGCAAACGCAGCTCAAGAGGCGGCTTACACAGCAACCAAGGCTGGATTCAACAAGGAGCAGATTGAGTACGCCCGCTTGATTGGCGAGCAAACTGAGCTGCTGAAGGCGTACGAGCAGGCAGTACGGGATGGGAAAAAGGCAGAGCAGGATCGACTGAGCGGCCAGTTGCTGGTCTCGATCAAGTCCTCAGAAGCGCTGAGAATCCAAATGGAGGCTCAGGGCAAGGCCATGAACAAGATGGCCGAGAATGCTGAGGAAAGCTCGAAGCGACAGATCACGGCAATGCAACAAGCTGCCAACTTTGCAGTGGCATCTGCTGCCCGTATGGTGTCGCCGCTATCTGCTCCTCAGCAGAATCGCCAGGGCGCATCGCTGCTTACCTTTGGCCAGCCTCAGACCTACACCGCTACAGGTTCTCCCAGCGTCAAAACACCCGAGCAGCAGCTCAGGGATATGCTTGATCGCTTGGATGGGAATACGGAAACGAAGCCTGGCAAAACCGGTGCCGGCTTATCGAGCAAGCTGAACGAAGCACAGACCGCTTTCGACAACCTGTATAAGGCGGCCCAGCCGGCCAAGTTCGCGCTGCAAGAGTATGTCGAGCGTCAGTCTCAGTTGGAGCTTCTGCTGTCAAAAGGGAAGATCACCCAGCAGCAGTACAACGAAGCACTCGCACAGTCGTCGTCGATGTATGCCGAGGTGGTGCAAGGTCAAGATGAGCACCTTGCGCGACTCAAGCAGATCAACGACCAGTATGTCAAAGGTCAAAGCCTCGCTGAGCTTTACGCACAGAAGGCGGCGGCCACGGGCATTCAGGGCCCAGCCGGGAAGATCGCTCAGGCCGGTGTTGATGCTTCGATCAACAGCCAGATCTTCAGCGGCAAGCCGAACACCTCGCAGATTGACGCAGTCATCGGCGGAGCCGGCTCCGAGCTGATGCGTATGACTCAGGAGAACGAACAACTCCAAGCTTGGTATGACCAGCGCATTGCGATGTACCAGCAATACCGAGAGCTTGAGGTCGAAAACGCCGCCCAATACGACGAGACGATCAGGCAGCTGGAGAAGCAGCGCGCGACGGACACGCTCAACAATGAGCGCTCCATGAGCGTTGCGAGACTGTCGCTGGCTGAGGGTATGTTTGGTGATCTGACCAGCATTGTGGGCACCTTCGCTGGTCAACAGTCTGGGGCCTACAAGGCGATGTTCGCGGTACAAAAGGCCGCGTCGATTGCACAATCCCTGGTCAGCATCCAGACCGGTATCGCGATGGCTGCAGCGAACCCATTCCCGCTCAACCTGGCGGCGATGGCCTCTGTTGCGGCTGCTACCGCGTCGATCGTTGGCAACATCCAGTCGGTCGGCCTCAACCTGGCTACCGGTGGCTATGTTCGAGGGCCTGGAACTGGAACCTCTGACAGCATTCCCGCAAACCTCAGCAACGGCGAGTTCGTGGTGAATGCCGCGGCCACCAAGCGTAACCGAGCGCTGCTCGAGGCGATCAACTCGAACGAGCGGGTGTCGGTGGCCGGCGGTGGGGGTGCTGTAGTTTCCACGCAGGCCGGGTCGTCCGGAGCGTCCGGCATTCAGCAAAACATCTACATCCAGAACCACACCACCGCACAAGTGGAGCAGCGTCGCATGCCTAACGGAGATCTTGAGTTTGTTATCCGAGAGGCAACTGATCGGGCCGTTCAGGAGGTCGCCGGGCAGTTTGCCGCAGGCTACGGCGATGTTGTGGACGCTGGGGAAGGAGCTTACGGGTGGAAGCGCTCCGGCGGTTAACCCCTTACTCCAATCTGAGGAAATCTCATGACCACCGAAACTGACGAGGCCGACAGCGGGGCGGGCGCACCTGTGCCCGAGCCCGTTGTGCCGCCTGATGAGAAAGAGCTCCTGCTGCAAAGGCGGCTCGCCCGCATCGAGGAAGCGCTGGGCCTCAGCCCGCTCACCTAAAAATCAGGAGATACACATGGAACAGCAAGTAGTTGCAGCAACCAGTGCGCCAGCCCATTACCCGGTCTTGGCGCTTGTCTCCGAAGGCTGGACTGACATCGCGCGCGGAGCAGTCTTCGACCTGTCGGCAGTTGATCTGAGCATTGTCTTCCCTTGCGGGCTGGCGATCATCGACCGCGACGGGACGATGTTGCCTGAGACCGTCAAGGTTGACATCCAGGTGATGCAGGTTTCCGAGGATGGCGTCGAGTCTGGTGAATGGATCGACGCCTTCAGCGGCGACTGGACCCTGGGCTCCTTGGATCATTATGCAGATGCGATTCAGTTAATCGGCGACGGTCTTGTTCGAGTGCGCGCCCGAAAATCATCGCCATCCAGCGACTATGCACGAGTCGACACTGTGCTGAAGGTGAGCCTCAAGAAAAATGCTGCCTCTGAGGGTGATCAGCGTGAGACCAAGAGCGAGCTCTGGGCAAGAATGGACCGATCCCTTGCCGAGAAAGAAAGGCAAGCCCGCATTCTGCATCACAGGCTTGCCCGGATCGAAGAGGCCCTAGGCCTGGCCCCCTATGTCAGCGGTTTGTAGCTAGCCCGTTGGCGATCTCTCTGATCAGAGAGGTGTCGGCCTCTCCGTCGGACCTTCTGCTTAGCTCCTTGGCCTCATTCAAGGCAATGGCAACTACTTCATCAACTGCCTTTTGTCCTCCCGACGATTTGGCTTGCTGAATCAGCGCGGTAACCAAGCAGCGCAATGTTGCCACTTCCCGGTCCAGTCGCTCGATGACTGGGCGCGCTTCGCTTTCAAAATCTCTGTAGCTCATACGATCTTCCTGTTCAGTATTTATCCAATCCCCGCCGGCTCCTACACCTTGGGGCGCTTGGAGGATATGACGGAGTGGTCGCAAATAGCCACGACATGAGGAATGGCAATGATTCAATACCCGGCAGAATTGCCACGCCCTCTGCAGGAGGGGTATGGGCTGAGCACGGTGGACCCGATGCTTGCCACTCAGATGGTAACGGGGCGCACGCGGTACCGAATCCGGCACCGCTACGTTCCCACGGAAGTGCGGTTCAACTTCAATTTCAGCCAGGCTGAGGCGGGGTTATTTGAGGCCTGGTACGCCCGCACCCTCAACAATGGGCTGGAGTGGTTCGAGATTCAGCTGCAGACGCCGGCTGGGTTCACGACCTACCAGGCCCACTTCAAGAGCATCCCTGCAGGGCCCGACCTGACGCAGATCACCCGCTGGCGGTACTCGGCAGTGGTCCAGCTGAAGGAGCGGCCATTGATCCCGCCTGGCTGGGAGCAGTTCCCGCAGTACTGGCTGAACAAAGAGATCATCGACTTGGCGATCAACAGGGAGTGGCCTGAAGCATGAGCCTGATTGAGGAGTGCTACGCCTCGGACAGGGGTGAGCTGGTCGACACGATCGAAGCCAGGAAGGAGGGGGGCACCGTATCCCACCTGTACTGCTCCGGTTGGGAGGACCGGGTGTGCACCACCGAGGACGGCCGGACGCTGACGTTTGTGGCCATGGCCATGGACCTGGCCTTGCCGAAGAACGACAACAGCGCGTTCCAGAACCTGGTCCTCGGCCTGGACAACGTGACCGGGGAGGTGCAAGAGGTGGTGGAGGAGGCAAAGGCAGCCGGCGACCGCTTCATCATCACCTTCCGGCGCTACCTTGCTGAAGACCTGTCGTTCCCGCAGGAGCGGTACCGGATGACACTGCTGAGCCGGGAGTATGAAGACGACGTGGCCAAGCTCACTGCCGGATTCTTCGACCTGCTCAACACCAACGGTCTGCGCACCGTGCTGACCACCTCTCTGGCACCTGGCCTCAAGTACCTCTAACCATGATCGAGAAATTCAAGCGCGCCCCGTATCGCGAGGGTGCACGGGGGCCTTTTGCCTTCGATTGCTGGGGGCTTTGTATCGCTGTGCGCCACCAGGTATTCGGCCTGCCGCTGCTGCCCAGCCTGGGCGCCGTGGGCAAGAACAAGCCCAGGGCCAATACCGAGGCCTATCACGATCTGCGCCAGGGCATGGAGGAGTGCCAGCCCGAGCCTGGCGCGATCGCCGCCGTGTTCCGCGGCTCGCTGTGCCTGCACGTAGGCGTGGTGGTGGAAAGCGAAGGCAGATTGAAGGTGCTGGACACAAACCCCGGCGGCGCATGCCTCCGGACAACCGGCGAGTTTGAAGCCGCTCACCCCAAGGTGGTCTATTACCGTGATCGAGTTCTACCCGAACAAGCTGAGTGATACGGCGCCTCTCGGCACCTGGAAGACCGACCGCCGCATGTCGATCGAGGAGTGGCTGAAGTCCCTGGCCCCGTCCTACGAGCGCCGGGAAAGCCCGCCAATCAGCATTGTGCTGAACGACGAGGTGATCGCGCAGCACTTGTGGCACAAGGTGAAGTTCAAGCCCGCTGACCTGCTGCAGATCTACCGCGAGCCCAAAGGCACTGACCCGTTCTCCATCACCTTCGCCCTGTTCAAGGGCGCCAAGGCGGTGCTGAAGTCGATCATGCCCAAGATGCCAGGCATGCCATCCAGCGCCGGCACCCAGCAGGGCGACCCCCTGACCGAGGCCAGCGCCAAGGGCAACAAGGTCAAACTGGGCGACCCGGTGCGGCAGATCGCCGGTCACCAGAGGGTTTACCCGTCGTACCTGACCCAGCCACGCCGCTACCACCTGGCTCCCCGTGACCAGCGCGTCGAAATGCTGCTCTATATCGGTGAGGGTGAGTACGAAGTCCCATCGACCAAGGTGAAGGTTGGCGAAACTCCGCTGATATCCCTCGGCGCAGATGCTTCGTTCACGATCTACCCGCCAGGCGCTGACCTTTCGGCAGATCCGGCCCACATCAACTGGTTCAACGTGCCGGAAGTGGGGGCCAGCTCGAGCGGTTCGGCCGGCCTGGAGCTGACGATGGCAACCGAACTCACCCGTTCGGCTACTGCCTCCGCATACCAGTTCGTTGGCGACACCATCAGCGTTCCGGCCGGCTCCGGCCAGTTCCCGGCGGACTGGTCGAACGGCATCATCATTCGGGTGCTGTCCCCCTATACCTACACGGTGATCGACGGCGGCGCCGGGCGCGACATCATCCGCGGCCCGCTGGAAATGCTGAACCCAACGGCTGGCATGCTCATCGAGGTTGCTGGTGCAAACGCTGGCCTCTACGTGGTGAACAGCTACACGCCATACAGCCCTGCAGTTCCAGCCAACCCGGGTACCGCGTCCACGCTGACCGGATCGGCAGCGCCAACGCGGTATGACTTCAACGTCACGCCGCTGACATTCAACTTGGTGCGTGGCGGATCCACGTACCCGATCACGCTCAACACGGCAACGACCGACCTCGCTGGACTGGTATCTGCACTGAACACCCAGCTCAGTGGCGAGCCGTTCCAGGCGCAGCAAAGCAGCGGGCGCGTGCGCTTCGTTGAGGTGACGCCATTTGCCGGCCAGGCCATCACCGCCACCGGCGCATCGACCATCTTGGGATCGTCCCCAGTAGGAGCGACAGGGACGCCAACCACCAGCGCAATACCCGAGCAGCCAGCTGAAATGACGCTGGACTACGACGGCGGCGCCCCTGTGGTGGGCCTTGCACTTGGCCAAGGCCTGGCCACTATCGGCCCGCGCGGCCTGCGCTACCGGATAACCGCGTTCAGCACCAGCCTCATCGAGGTGGGGCGGCTGACCTCGTCTGGCTCAACTGATGCCGGTTGGCCTGGCTTCAACAGCATGCAGACGGTCAATGGCCTGATCACGCTGGACGCGTCGAACCTGCAGGGTGGGTACCGCGGACCGTTCGCGTGCTGTCCGGACAATGAGAAGGTCACCGAACTGGAGTGGACGGTCACCTACGCTAATGGCCTGGCGGGCATAGGCCGGGAAGGGCAGATTTACGAGATCCCGACCTACTACATCTTCGAGTACCGTGACATGGATGTGGCCGGCGGGTGGACAGTCATCGAGAAGATGAACGTCGGCGGCTCGCTGGACGCCCAAGGATTTACCGAGCGCATCTCGCTCCCATACGCAATGCGAGCCGAGGCGCGCATCCGCAAGCAGTACGTGGACAGGCCCGGACGGATCAACGATGAGGCGAGGGATGACGCCACGTGGACTGATCTGCGCGGGCGGATGCAGAACTCGCCCACCAGCTACCCAGGCCTGACGGTGATCACCTGCAACATTCGGGGCGGTGACCGGCTCTCTGCGCAGTCGGAGAGCCAGGTGAGCGTGGAGGCCACCCGCATTCTGCCGCTGATGGAGGGCGGCACCGGGCCAACCCGCGACATCGTGCCCTGGTGCATCTACCAGCTGAAGCAGCGCGGCTACACGGACGATGACCTGGATCTGCCCGAGTGGCAGGCATTCCACGAAATTTGCGTGGCCAGATGGGACACCTATGACGAGACATTGGATTCCACGATCACCGTCAAGGACATGATCAACAACGCGCTGGCGTGCGGATTTGGTGAGCTGGTGACATTCCGCGGCCTTCTGCGCCCGGTCCGTGACAGCGCGCGTGCCGCCTTCGATGTGACCTACGGCCCGAAGACCCAGACCTACTCGCCACAGAACATGACCAAGATGTTGAAGATCAGCGGCGCCATGCCGTCGATCAACGACTTCGACGGCGTAGACGTGGAGTACTTCTCGCGGGAAACATGGGCGTGGGAGACGGTCGAGTGCCGCTGGCCGGGCGATCTGGGCACCAAGGTCGAGAAGATCAAGATGCCCGGGTTCAGCGAAAAAGCCAGGGCATGGCGCTTCGGCATGCGCCGGCGCGGGCATCAGAAGTACCGGACCGACATCTACACCTGGGAAACCGAGATGGACGGCAGCAACAGCGGCTATCTGAGCTTTGCGGCCGTTGCGGATGACGCGCCCAAGCGGTGCCAGAGTGCGATTCTGCTGGCGTTCTCAGTGACCGGATCGGGGACATTGTTGCGAAGCTCAGAACCACTGGAATGGTCCGCTACTGAATCAAATCTGATAGGTGTGCGTCGCCTGGACGGAAGCCTATCAGGGCCTTGGTATGCGTATCGCGTCGACGACTACACGGCATCAGTTGAGGGCCTGGACTTCACTCCAGAGGTCGACGGCCCGCTTGAGCCACCGCACATCCTGTTTGGGCCTGCTTCGCGGTGGGCGTACCCCGTGCTGATCACCAGTTCCGATCCTGCAAACGGCAATGTGGCGATGAAGGGCATGCCCTACGACGCCCGCGTTTACACCTACGACGACTTATTCCCGCCGGCCTGACCGGACCCTGACGAGCATGCCCGCCAAGCGCGGGCTTTTTTGTGCCCGGAGAAAACATGGCTTACAACACCAACAACCCGGTTCCGTCCGGCAGTCCATTCGACCTACTCGACAACTCTGAAAACTTCGATCAGGGGATGAACAGCACGGCAGATACGTTCCGTGGTCGTCGAGGTCAGAACCTGTACACCTGGGCATTCTTTCACCGATTGACCGCCAATGCGCTTGCCCAGATAAACGTGACCATTGGCGAAGCGCAGACCGCAGTAAACACCGCTGCAGATGCTGCGATTGTCGATATGGAGGAAACAGCTGCAAATCTTGGCGCAGACCTCAACACCAAGCGATACGAGACCTACGCGGGTGAGGGTGGGATGCTCTCTGACCCGCAGAACCGTGACAACGTCGTGGGCATCGTTGATGGCGATCCAAACGGAGCCCTCAACGGCTGGTACGTCTGGAATAACACAACGAACGAGTGGGTGCGCTTTGCCGTGCAGCCTGTGACTACGGCTGATTTCCAGGCCCTGGCTGCATATCTCAAAGCCGGCCAGGCG